CCAACTTCTAATTGAGTGTCAAAAGGCAGATTCTCATATGCCGATAAATCAACTGGTATCTGCATAATTTCGCCCTCAACTTCCATGGGTAATGTTCTGCCTTCTGGAAAATGGTTAATCCAAAAATCAAGCCATATCATGCCTGTGTCACGCATCATCTGATGATGTCTATGTCTCTTAGATTCTAAAGGCACTACTGCGGCATCTCTAACCGCTATAAACGCGCCTTTATTGTTTGGATTTGGGACGTTGCCTAGAGCAGCATCATTTACGCCCATAAGTTCCATTGTCATACTTTTAGTTTTGTCAATGCTTATCCATACGTCAGACGGGATTTGTGGAGGTTGCATATACTGCGCAACACCTGTTATATCGCCGTTAACTCCGATTGCAGATGCTATTTTATTTGACCATTCTGGGATAACTGTTCTGTTGTATATGACCTTTGGATATGCTGTTTGCATTAAATAAAGCTGTGAGAGTGCTGATTGTTTGTTTATATAAACTTGATTTGCTTTTAAATAAGTTGCTTCTGCCACACCATGACAACAATTTTTTCTAGGTGCCCAGTTCATCATTGATATTGGGTAGAGTTTTAAATTTGCTTTTTTAGGTTTTTGTAATTCAATGTATTTTGTGTATTTTGCAAAGTAAACTTCATTGTCTTGTTTCCACATTTTCAGTAATACATTGCATTTTTCGCCGCCAGTGAGTTCAATTTTGCCAATATCGCCTGCTGTATAGTCCGTATCTTCATCTGGAACGATTTTCTTTATGTTTTCGCTTGATATTTTATTTGCTTTTGCAATTTCTTTTACGTTAGAAATCATTTCTCTTAGAACTAAGATTATGTACGGCTGTGTTTGAACGTCTGCGGAATTAGGATTGCCCGGATAATAGTTCACGTTGTCGATAATCATATTGTCTACATCACCGACAAAAGGCTGACCTGTTTCGATTTTGTCATTCCACCAATGATATAAGATATAATCGCCTGTGTTAAATGCGTCTATAAGACCGTCCAGATTCTTGCTTTCCATATTTAAGCGATTCCATGTACGCCTAGCATAGTCATTCATCTGATTAAGAAGTGCTGTCACATCTTCTTTTTCGCCCTCTGTTATAAATTTAATAGCTAATTTTCGGTCTTTAATCTGGGAAGTCATAAAATTACAGGCAGGTTTTATGATGTTGTGTACTGGCTTAGGTAGATTTGGTGCGGATATTCCGTGCCACTGGTCACCTTCATAAAAACGTATATTTTCATCAACCGTTTTATACAAGGATATTTGATTTTTAAAGTCTACACCTTGTAGATACTCATTCCATACATCAGTTTCTTTCATCTCTTACCTCTGTAAAGTTCGGTTGAAAATTCATTAGGTTTTCAAACTGATTTTGTAATTCTTCTATTTGTTTTTTATCTTCTTCGGTTATCTTTTCTAATTTAGGTTCTATAACTTTTTCTAGTGGTTTATCCTCTTTTACACTTCTGCCGTCTTTAATGCCCTGTCGGTAACACCAAACACATGCAAATGTAACGAATATTCCTGCTATTGTTCCTAGTAAAACTTCCATCTAATATCCCCCTGTAAGGTATTCCTCTGTAACTTCGCCGAAATCGCTATTTTCTTTTGGTTTTAAACATTCAAAGTCATAGTGTGTTGGTGGAGGCTTAACTTTCGTTCCTAATTGCCACCTTGAACACCAATATCGTAAAGCGTCCGGCGAGTGAGTGTTTTCGTGCGGTTCGGTTGCTACGTCATTTATTTTTTTAACATCGAATTGAAGTAAAGGAATGTTTTTAATGATTTTTTCGCAAGTATTAAAGAACTTTAGTTTGGGTTGTCGTCTCTCGCACGCTAGATATTCCTTTACGTTTAGCCAACCTGCTATACGTTCGTTTCCTGCCCTTACAAGAGGTATTCCACACTCTGCAAAGGTTTCTGCAACGCTTTTACCTGTGTCTTGTCGTTTGTTCCACATATCAGGTGGGGCGATTACTTCTTCTATTCGTTCTTTTGTTAAGTCAAGAAAGACTCTTGCGGCTGATGTGATAATAAGATTTGATTGTTCGTGATTTCTATAACAATAAACTTGTCCTTGTTCATCTACTGCAAACCATAGTACTGCAAAACAGTCTAACCCATAGTCAAATGCAGCTGATTTTCGCCAATGATTTGGAATGTCAAACGGTTCTATTACGTGTACATCTTCATCAAACTCTGTGAAATACTGCCCACTAAATACGTTCCAGTCTCCGTTTACCCATGCTTTTTGAATTTCCTTTGATAACATGCTCATTCCACGAACATAGTCGGATTCAAAGGCGCATTCTTTCATGATTTCATCTGTGATTTTTATGTGTTTGCGCTTGTATTCTTTAAGCGTAGATACAAAGCCATCGTCAGACATCATAAACGGAATGTTATCCCACATTCTCGCTTGAATGAATGTATAGTCTTTTGCACGTTCTTTTTTGTGGTATTCTTTATCTATGAAAAGTCTTTTTACCCACGTATGACCTACGCCACCCGGGTTACAAGTAAGATATGTTCTTTTAGGAAGTTTATTTACACCACGTACCGTTGCGTTTAACCAACTGAATTGATTTGTAGTTAATTGTGTTGCTTCATCAAGAAATAATATGTCATAGTCCTGTCCTTGATATTGCAGTACGTCTTGTTCATTGTCACAATAACCTAATTTAATTCTTGAACCGTTTGGAAATGTAAATGCTTTTTCATCTGCGTTGTATTTAGGTTTTAAATCTTCTGGAAATGTGTTGTAAATTGCTATAAGTTTATTGGTGTGATTTTCTCTAAGTTCTGGAAGTGTTCTACGAATAATTAATTGATTTATTCCTGGATATTCATAAGATAAAAGTGTTGCCTTTGTTCTAACTGCATGTGACTTTCCTCCACCCCTTGAACCCCCATAGCCTACATATCGTGTTTTAGCTCTATAAAATTCTTCTTGCTTAGACGTTGGTTCTTTAAATGCTTCTATTAATATTGTTTCTAAATTCATTTTCTAACCCATAGATTCCCACTTAAATTACTATAATATGGTGTTAAGTCATAGCGTGAAATGTGTTGAGGATATTTTATGTTGTATTGTACTTGTTCGGGATTTGCAAAAAGATATTTGGTGTGCTTATGAAATTCTTTTATTCGTTCTTCTGGATTTTCTAAGTGTTCTAATACGTCCATAGCAACTATAAAATCATAGTCTTTATCAATCTTAAAATCCTCTGTAAAGATATTAGGCTCTACGTTGTGCTTTTTAAATCGCCACTTAGCATACTTTAGCGTGAAACCGTCTACGTCTATAAAGTCCATAGTTGCGCCTTGTTTGATAGCCTGTATTGTGTATTCTCCAATTCCACCGCCTAAGTCTAAACCATGCCCTTTTATTTGTACGGTCATAGCATTAAACCAGTTGTAAAATTCCTCGCCTAGTATGTCGTGTTGATAGTGCGTTAAGTCATATATGTACAGTTCGGTTTCTCTGTAAAAGTCTAGTACGTTGTCTTTTTTTGCCCACTCCCACAGTAAACCGTATGCCGCTGCTTTGCACATTTCTTGAAGTTTATCAATAGATTGTCCTGTATATTCTGATAAGTCGTTATACATATTAGCGTTCCTCGCACTCTACTATGTAAACCTTATACTTTAAACATTCAAGTGCGTATTTTTTGCAGTCTTTATAATATTCGGCTTGTGACATAATGTTATTATAATATTCTTTATAAGTATCTTCACGACAACCCGGAAGAGAAGTGGTAACGCAATTCCTAAGACGTTTATCAATTATTATGTTGTACATATCATCTGTAATTTTGTATTTTTCTTCTATTTTTTCAGTTTCTTCTTTTACATAATCATCTATGTATTTTTGAGCTTTTTTCTTATTTGTTGTAGCAAATATTGGTGGGTCCTCATATTGTTCTTTTACAATATAAATCATTTCGCCCACCTACCATCTTTGCTTTCCCATTTTGAATCATAAACAATATGTTCGGCTTTGGTTTCTTTTGCTTCTGTTGCAAAAGCCCACGCTTGATTGTCTATTTCTTCTCTTTCTTCGATAGGCTTTTTTATATTTTCTAATCTAGAAAAGAATTTATCTCTGTCCTCTTTTGTGCTGAATTTTCTTATAAGTGGTTCTGAAAACTTTACGGTAGTGTTTCCGCAATTTTCATTCGTTATAGCAAAAAACGAATGTATAAAATAATCATCTCCAAAGTTAAATGTGCTAAAAGTTTGTATTATTCCCAATGTTTTCATAAGATTCCTTCCTCTGGTATGGTTGCCAGA